GGTCGGGATGATCCGCTTGGCGAAGCTGTTGCCCCAGAAGGAGTGGGCTCGGCGCAGGGCCACGAACGCCTTGAAGGGCGAGCGATCAACCTCAGTGCAGTCGAGGGTGACACCACCAACGCGCACGACGCGGTAGAGGCGCACACGATCTGTTCCAGACTTCTTGAGGTGAACGTAGCACTCGTAGACCTTGTAGTGCTTGAGGTCGTCGTTGTCCTCGGAGTCCTCCGGGGTGAAGCCGCTGTCCACTTGCTTGAAGCGGGCCTCGGTCTCAATGGAGGAGTCTACGCGCTCATTGGAGTCGGGGGCGAGGTCATCGAGCTTCTCAACGTCCCATCCCTGGCTCGCGATCTCATCCTTCGTCATCAATTCCATGTGGAAGTGGAACGCGGAGAGGTCCTTGGCCTGGGCGTCGATCCCGAAGTTCTCCGGGGCGATGGGCTCGATGCGAACCTGGGAGCGATTGGACATCACACGGGTCACAGTGCCCGCGAACATGCCATCGTCACCCTGCTCGGCCTCTAGCTCAGAGATGTCCTCCTGGGAGGCGAGAGCGTGAACCGTCTCTTCATCCAGCCCTTCGAACTCCTCGTCCTGGGTCTCCAACTGCTCATCCCAATAGACCTTCACGACGCCCACGCGGGCCTTCAGAGAGTCGTCAATGAGATCGTGGAAGATCGCCCAGCCGGGGTTCTTGCGGTAGATGATGTAGGAGCAGTAGTCCGTCGCGATGCGGCAGCTTTCGGCATCATCTGGGCCCTCGGGCTCAAACTGTCCGATCTCCTGAGAACCACCGAAGGTCTCCAGGAGGTCTGCCTTCATCGCCTCGATGCCATCGTAGACATCGCTGGAGACGTAGGTGGATTGGCCCTTGTGCTGAGGCCGGGGAAGCTCCGCATCGTAGTAGCGTGTGACTTTCTCGCGCTCATCCGCGAGCTTACTGGAACCGACACCGACAGCCTGGAGGCGCTTACGGTCAACGATGAGGCCGATTTCCTCGTCAGTCAGTCCCTTCTTTTTGACCGCTGCCATTATTCTTCCTTTTTATATAGCGTCGATGTAGTAATCGTCGGTCACTTTGATGGGCTCGTACTTCCCTTCGTGACAGTGGTTGGCAATTGCGAGGGCCATGACGGTGTCGTCGTGACACCCTTCTTCTGCCTCAAGCGCACCGGTTTCTGTGACGATGTATGACAACATCTCACGGAGGGTCGTTTGATCGCTGATGTTGATCTCGCGTTCCCTGAGAGATGCTCGGAGACGGTCGATGATCAGGGGCTTGGTCTTGACGGTCGTGCGGAAACCAATCGAGATCGACTCCTTGTCGCTCAACTGGCCTTCCTGGACCTCGGTGTAGGTGTTCGGGTACGACTTATCGCGCCCTAAGCGCACCGCAGTGAGGATGCCGTGGTTGTTGTTCTCAACGGCCACTCTCGCGGTGTTGTAGTGGTACCCAAGAGCCTCAAGGATGTCCGCGAAGAAGTCAGGGTGAACCTGGCCTCGCCACACGGCGACTTGGTTGCGCTTGGAGTCGAGGATCTGCGCTACTGAGTAGTCCCCGTTACGGATGCCCATGCCAACGTCAGCACCGATAGTGTAGACTTCAGCAGGATCATGGGGCCGATATACCAGTAGCTCCCCGCGAGGATGCTCTCGTAGAACCCGCTCCTCAACAGCCATCCGTTGAAGTGGATCAGGAGCGTTTCGCAGGAGGTCCTGAAGTTGCTCAGGGTTGAAGACAGGTCGTCCAGAAGCAATGAAGGCTTCGTCTGCATTCGATGGGTACTCTTGTAGGAAGGCCTCACGTCCGTTCTGGGCGATCTTCTGTCGCCGGAACATGAGTTGCTCGTCATCGAGCCCGTAGGCCTCAACTAATTCTTGCTCTTCGTAGGTACGCTCAAAGCCCTCAGGCACCGGGACGCGGTACTCAGGGGAGTCGAACCAGGGGCTGAAGAACGCGATGAAGCCGTTCTCGCCTCGCACCGCACCCTGCCAGAGTTCGTAGAAGACGCCCGACATGCCGTTCGCGGTGGATTCCACGAGGATCTCAGTGTCTCTTGCGTTCGGGATCGACTGCAGAAGCGCATTGAGGTTGTCCGCAGCCGTGGCCTTGGGCCAGAACGCGACCTCGGAGAGGTGGCAGTGGGTGATCGTTTCACCACGGGCCACACCATCACCACCGGCAGTCGCCACCATGAGACCCGTGTCGAGCTTGTCGAACACGAGTTCCTTACGGGACGAGTAGCGGGTCGAGGGCTTGAGGACCTCAGGCATCTCCGAATGGATGCGCTGGTACATATCGAAGAGCGACTTGGTGGAGTCGGACTTGTGCGCGATCACCAGGCCCTTCTTCGCGGGGATCTGGGACAAGCGCCAATACAGGCGTCCAGAGGTGTAGGTGGAGAGGCCCTGCTGACGGGCCTTCAGGATGATCACGCGGACCTTGCCGGTCGCTTCGTATTGCTCCTGAATGACCCTATCGAGCTTCTGTTGGACGGTGTTCAGCTTCAGGGGCCGAACGTCGCCCGTCTTGGTTCTGATCTTGACGCTACTGGCTGCATAGAACTGGAACTCGTCCCGCAGCCTCTTGCGTACTGCTACGAGACGCTGATCCATGGTAATTGGTTTGCTTTAAGACACGACTCCGTAGTCCTCGGCCAGCATGTCCGTTTGGGACGCCAGCCATGGGACGAGATCACCCGTCACGGTACTCATGTAGATGTAGGGGAGACGCATCTTGGAGTGAGCGTCAGGGACCTGGAGGGCGAGCCACATGCCCTTCCCATTCCACCCCTGACGCGCCACACGATGGCCTTGCTTCATAGCCCGAATGGCTTCACCGAAATCCATGGCTAGGCCTTGGGCTCTTCGGTTGCGAGGGACGCGAGCCACGCCTCGGCGGCGTTCACGGTCATCTCGGACTTCGCTGCAGGCTTCGCCTTCGTCCACTCAAGGATCTGGCGAGCAGCCGCAAGCTGCATCTGTTGGTTCATCGGGGCCCGCATGACCACGAGGGTCGCCTCAAGGGCCTCTTCTGCGCGTTCATCGGCCAGTTCGACACCAGCCGCTTTCAGGTTTTCCATGTCGATCTTTGCCTTTCTGCGGGCTTCTGCCCAAAGTGGTTCCGCGTCCTCGCGGCGCATGCCATCAGGGACTCCGAAGCGCCTACGCACCGGGCCACCTGGCTTGTTGAAAAACTGGATGATCTGTCGGCACCGCTCCTGGTACCACTCCCGGTATCCCACGATCTCTCGGGACTTCCGGTGGGTCGGATGGTCTGCTGACATATCGGGGCGCTTCCAAGCACCCTTGGGTTTGTTGTGATCCGTCTTGGCCTTCTTGCGAGGGCTCTTAGGCTTCTTCCCACCCTTCTTCTTGGCGGGGGCCGGAGGGGAGGCCTTAAGCTCCCCCTCCGTGATTTCGATGAGACGACCTTCGTTGGTCGGAATAACCTTCTTGGTCATCTTAGTCCTTCGTGTGGATGCTCACGATCCGTTGGAGTGCGTCAGTGACGACCTCACGGTCATCGGGCTCGATCTTCTTCAGGACACGGTCGATGACCTTGCGGACAGCCGACGCATTACGGGCCATGTGGAGATCGTCAGCCGCGTCAAGGATGACCTGGTTGGTCTCAGGCGAGACGCCACCCCATGCGGCAACCTCGATAGCCACAGCGATGTCAGCCTGGTTCTCCTCCAATTGCTTGAAGTAGGCGTCAGGGTTCTGAAGGTTCCTCGGGATCGGGTGTTCCCGGCCCTGAGCGTCCTTGTAGGTCTCGCTAGATTGGCCTGTAGCCTTGCTAGGAGCCTCGCTGGCAGGCTTCTCGGCCTTCTGGCTACCCTTGGAGCCCTGGAGCTTCTTGAGGGCTTCCTGAGCCAATTTGGAGGTGCCCTTGGGCTGCTCCGTGGTGGTGCCTTCGACAGGCTTGGCGTTCGCAATCGCCTTGGCGATCTTGTCGGCCTCTGCCTTCTTGGACTTCTCCTCGGCGTTGAGCTTGCGCTCCGTGTTCGCCTTGATCTTCTGACGAGCCTTCCAGCCCTTCAGATCCACACCGTCGAGCGGCCCTTCCTCGATCTCCACTTCGGTGACCTCGGGAGCCTCTTCGCCCTGGTTCTTGCGCTTCTCACGCTCGCGCCACTGGAT